GCCTTCCATGACCGCACCGCCGCCGAGATCGACCAGCTGCTGGAGGCCGCGATCACCGGCTTCGTCGAGAGCATGCAGCGCCAGGGCGCCGTCAAGGAGCGCACTGGCACTGCGTTCGACGACCCGATGCCGTTTTGAGGAGCGTCACATGTTGGACCTGAACCACGGCTCGCAAGATACCTATGGCTTGCCGCCGGCATTCTCCGTCGCCGATCGCATCAATGCGTTGATCGACAGCGCATTGGTTGAACGCAATGCTCGCCAGACACCCCGCACCTATCTCGGCGGCAGTCGCGTCGGGGAGCCGTGCGCTCGCAAGCTGGTGTACGAGGTCACACAGGCCGAGATCGACGCCGGCAAGGGTTTTGAGGGTCGCACGCTTCGCATCTTCGATGTCGGCCATCAGTTCGAAACCCTGTCGATCCGCTGGCTGCGGGCCGCCGGCTTCGACCTGCGCACCCATCGGCACGATGGTGGGCAGTTTGGGTTCGCGACCGCCGATGGGAGAATCCGCGGCCACATCGATGGCGTGATCGTCGGCGGCCCTGACATCGGCATCGGATGGCCGGCGCTTTGGGAGCACAAGGCCCTAAATGCCCGGTCCTGGGGAGATCTGGCACGGCATGGGGTGCAGCGATCGAAGCCCGTCTACTACGCGCAGCTGCAGGTCTACATGGCCTACATGGAGCTGGAGACAGCCCTGTTCACGGCATTGAACAAGGATACACAGGCGCTCCATCACGAGATCGTACCGCTCGATGTCCGTGCTGCGCAGGACCTGTCCGACAAGGCCGTCGGGGTCCTCCGCGCCGCGGAGTCGGGCGAGCTGCCGCCGCGCATCGCCTCGAACCCCGACTTCTATCTCTGTCGCTGGTGTGCCTACGCCACGCGCTGCTGGGGGACGCGGGCATGATTGTCACCCCATCGGATATCCAGGCCCGCGCCATCGCCGCCATAAAAGACTGGTTCCAGAACCGGTCTCACGAGCAGCAGGTATTTCGCCTGTTCGGCTATGCCGGGACGGGCAAGTCCACGGTCCTGAAATTCGCCCTGGACGAACTGGGTCTCGATCCGCATCGCAGCGATCGCGCGGGAGGGAACTGCGTGCCGGGTGTCGTGACCGCGACCTTCACCGGCAAGGCGGCCCTGGTCCTGCGCCGCAAGGGCACTCCGGCGCGGACCATCCATAGCCTGATCTACAGCGTCATCGCGGCGACGGAAGAAGAGGTGGCCGCGGCCGTTGTGAAGATCGAGGAGGCGGAGAAGAAGGCACGCAAACTCTCCGGCTTCGACCGGACTGCAGCCGAGGCCGGCATCGAGGCAATGCGCCAGGCCCTGTCCGGGATGAAGAAGCCGAGTTTCGCGCTCAACCCTCAGAGCGATGCCGCCCATGCCCGGCTGATCGTGCTCGACGAGGTATCGATGGTTGGCGAGGAGATGGCCCGCGACCTGATGAGCTTCAGGAAGCCCATCCTCGTGCTGGGCGATCCCGGGCAACTGCCGCCGATCCACGGCGCGGGCGCCTTCACCAAGGACGATCCCGACATCATGCTGACTGAGATTCATCGTCAGGCGGGCGAGAGTGCGATCATCCGACTCGCCACCATGGCCCGGCAGGGTGAGCCGATTGGCTTTGGCCAGTACGATTACTTCGTCGGGAAGATGCGCAAGACGGATGTCACGCCCGAGCAGGCACTGCGCGGCGGCCAGGTCATCTGCGGCATGAACGCGACCCGTTTACAGTTGAACAACGCCATGCGTGCCGCCGCCGGCTTCGGTGGGACCTGGCTGCCGACAGGGCCTAGCGAGAAGATTATTTGCCTGAAGAACCAGAACGACCTCGGGCTGATCAACGGCATGTTCGTCACGCTGGAAGACATCGTCGACGAAGGCAGCCTGTTCTTCTCGGCCGTGGTGACCGATGAGGAGGGCAATCGCATCGGGCCACCGGGGCAGGATGGAAAGCTGGGGCGCCTGCGCCTCTACAAGGGCCACTTCGAGGACCATGTCGCGTTCGACCGTCACCGTCACGACCGGGACTGGAAAGAGAAACGTCATCTGACCGAAGCGACCTTCGGTTGGGCCATCACTGGGCACAAGTCCCAGGGGTCACAATGGCAGAACGTGGTCGTCTGGGATGACGGTTTTGCTCGCACCGAAGAAGACCGCCGGCGCTGGCTCTATACGGTGATCACCCGGGCCGAGCAGGGTCTGGTGATCCTTGCCTGAGGGACCGGGCATGATCGACCTCAACGATGTCTGGCAGCCGCCGGTACGTTTCGATCTCGCCGCGGTGCGCGAGCAGCTCATGGCGACGGCCCCCGACTGGCTGCCGGGGTTGTTTCCGCGGGCGCGGCTCTCACCCGACCGCAAGACGCTGCGCTGCGCAGACCTGTCCGGCCGTCCGCCGCGCAAGGAGGGATCCTGCGTCATTCATCTGCGCGGGCCCCGCGCGGGCTGGGGATACGATCATGCGACCGGCGAGTCCGCCGGCCCGATCGACCTGATCCATCACGCCACGGGCATGGCAAACGGCGCCCTGTTCGAGGAAGCGGCCCGGCTGGCGCATCTCGACCAGCCGCTGCCGGCACGTCCATCGTCGGCCAGGCTCTCGCCGAACCGCGACCACGGCCGTGAGGTCGCCCGCATCCTCGATGGATGCCAGCCGCTTGCCGGCTCCGCAGCCGAGATCTACCTGCAGACCCGCGGACTAGAAGATCCCGCTTCGCCAGATCTTCTGTTTCATCCGGACCTGACCGACTACGAGGCCAAGCGTGGTTGGCCCGGCATGGTCGCCGTTGTACGCGATGGTGCAGGCGCACCGACCGGCGGTATCCATCGGACCTTCCTGCTCGACGATGGCTCGGCCAAGGCGCCGGCGGGCAAGAAGATGCTGGAGGCTGTGGCTGGAGGCTCGGTGCGGCTGTCGGCGCTGCCGGAAGACGGCCATCTGGGCATCGCCGAGGGCATTGAGACGGCGTTGTCAGCGCAGGCAATCTTCGGAGTGCCGACCTGGGCGGCGCTGTCGGCCGACGGGCTGCGACGGTGGCAATGGCCGGACGGCGTCGCGCGGGTGACCATCTTTGCGGATGCGGGCGATGCGGGACGGCAGGGCTCGGCCACGCTGGCCGACCGGCTCAACATTGCGAATATCGCCCATCGTATCGTCGGGCCGCTGCATGGCGACGACTTCAACGACGACCTGCGCCATGGCGCGACGGCGGCCGACTATCCAGTCGGGGAGGAGATGGAGCCCGCCGTGGCGCCACCACCGGTGCCGGCAACGGTCGCCGAGTTCGAGGCTGTCGCGCGCGGGTTGGGCAACCCGCCCGATGTGTCGGCGCTCGGTACGCTGATCGGGCAGCTGGTCATGGCCAGGCTCGACCCGTTGCCCGAGCGACAGGTGCTGGCCGCGATCAAGACCGCCACCGGCATTCCCGTGTCGATCCTCGACAAGCAGATCGGCGAGCTGCGGCGCCGGCTGAACGGCACCGGCAACATCCACAATCGACCGATCCGACCGCGCTGGGCCAACCAGCTGCGTCTCGACCTCGCCGGCACGCCCGAGCGCAACGAAGCCAACGTCATCACGGCACTCTCCTGCGACGAGGCCTTCGCCGGCAGCCTGGTGTTCGACGAGTTCCGTCAGGAGATCATCGTCGCCCGGAAACTGCCTTGGGACGACCAGCTCATCCCGCTGCCACGGCCCTGGATGGACGCCGACGACGTCCGCTGTGCCGAGTGGCTGCAGCGTCGCGAAATCAATGTGCCTCCGGTCGTCGTCAGCCGCAGCGTTATCGCCGTGGCGCGGGATGTTCGCATCCATCCCGTGCGTGACTACCTGAACGGTCTCGTCTGGGACGGCGTGCAGCGCCTCGATTCCTGGGCCCTGACCTATCTCGGCGCCGGAGACACGCCGCTCAACCGGGCGTTCGGTGCGCTGTGGGCCATCTCGGCTATCGCCCGCATCATGCAGCCCGGTGCCAAGGCCGACCACATGCTGATCCTCGAAGGCCCTCAGGGCGCCCGGAAATCCACGGCGCTAAAAGTGCTGGCCGGCGCAGAGTGGTTCACCGACGAGTTGGCCGAGATCGGCAGCAAGGATGCCGCCCAGCAGATGCGCGGCGTCTGGATCATCGAGATCGCCGAGCTGGACGCCATCGGCCGCGCCGAGGTCTCGCGCATCAAGGCGTTCCTGTCGCGCACCGTCGACCGCTACCGGCCGCCTTACGGACGCTACGTCATCGACGTGCCACGCCAGTGCGTGTTCGCCGGTAGCGTCAATCCCGACACCTATCTGCGCGACGAGACCGGCAATCGCCGCTTCTGGCCCCTGCGCTGCGGTGCGATCGATCTCGATGGCCTGCGACGCGACCGCGACCAGCTCTGGGCGGAGGCTGTCGTGCGCTTTCGCGAGGGTGCGATCTGGTGGTTGGCGGATCCGGCGCTGATCGCTGCGGCCGACGCGGCGCAGTCGGAGCGGATGCAGTCCGATGCCTGGGACGACCTGATCGAACATTGGCTCGCCTTCGAACGTCGGCGCGTCAATCGCGGTTACGTCGGATACGACGACTGGCAGGACGAGGAGGCGGAGCGCGCAACGCCGCTCACTGACGTGTCGGTGGGCGAGATCCTCGAGCAGGCGATCGGGGTCGAGCCGGGCCGCTGGACCAAGAGCGACCAGATGCGGGTCGGTGCGTACCTGAAAGTAAATCGGTGGGAACGATACCAACTGCGCGCCGGGGATCTACGCGAGTGGCGCTATCGGCGCAGAGGCAAAGGGAAAGAAACCAGATGATTGGTGCGGTGGCAGGCGGATAGTGTCTGCGTCGACATGGCTGCGGGAGAATCCTGCCCTTCGCCTATGCCTAAGGTGCAAGCGTTCGAAAATTTCCATCTAGCGCCCTGACGGGCGCTATTTCTTGCGCCGTGTCACCACCTGTCACCACCTGCTTCCAAGGTGGTGACAGAAAAAAGCCTTTGATTTCAACGTTGTCACCACTGTCACCACTGTCACCACCTTTTTCCGTAAACGCATATGCGGAAAGAATGGCGGCGGAGGCTTCTCTATTTTCCCATGAGATAGTGTTGCCGCGCGCAAAGGTGGTGACAGTGGTGACAGAATCGCTCAAGTGCCTATTTCTATTGGGTTAAATGCTGTCACCACCTGCGTTTCAAGGTGGTGACAAATCGGCGAGGTGGTGACAACTACGCAATCGCCCGCAGTCGCCCGCTCCGATGATCGATGTCGTTGTCGCGATGATGCGCTGGTCGTAGAATCTGCGTCGACCAAAGCCGAAGGCCCACGTCTCGTGAGCCTTCATGATGAATTTCTCCACCAGCATGCCGGCATCGCCGGCGCCTGCACCTCAGGTCCCTGACCTCAGCTGCTCGAATCTGCTCGCTCTCGACCTCGGCACCACCACGGGCTGGGCCATGGCGCCGCCCGACGGCGGCATCGTGAGCGGCACGGTGTCCTTTCGGCCCAGCCGCTACGACGGCGGTGGGATGCGGTACCTACGATTCCGGACCTGGCTGGACTCGATCGGCGAAGACGCGGACCGCATCGCCGCGGTGTACTACGAAGAAGTCCGCCGACATCTCAGCACCGATGCCGCGCACGTGCACGGCGGCTTGCTGGCGACGCTGACCGCGTGGTGCGAGCAGAGGGCGATCGCGTACCAGGGTGTCCCCGTCGGCACGATCAAGCGTCACATCACCGGCCGCGGCAACGCCGACAAGGCCGCCGTCGTCGCCGCCATCCGGGCCCGCGGCTTCAATCCCACCGACGACAACGAGGCGGATGCGTTGGCCATCCTCCTCTGGGCAACCGAGACGCAGGGAGGCGTGCGATGAGCGCCGGCGGCATCCTGAAGCACGCAGCGGATGTCCTAGCCGAGCGCACCCAAACCTACGGCGCCCCGGACAAGGCGATGGCGGCCATCGCGGTGCGCTGGTCAATCACGCTCGGCCATCCGGTCACGCCGGCCGAGGTCGTGCTGTGCATGATCGACCTCAAGTTGACCCGCCTGGTACGCGATCCGAGGCATCAGGACTCGATCCTCGATATCGCGGGCTATGCCGCCGTGCTCAGCGAGGTGTCGCGATGAAGTGGGCACCGCGGGGGTACGGCGGCAATCGCCCGTCGCCCGAGTCCATCAAGCAGGAAGGATGGCGTGCCCAGGGCGTCCTGGTCATCGAGGTCGACGATCAGCGCCTGACCTGGCCGGAACGGGAACTAATCCGGCAACTCGGCGAGAGGCTCTACGGCGACAAGCAAAATCAGCAGGAGGGTCGCCATGAATGACTGGACGCCGGCGATGGTCGAGGAGCGCCTGATCGAGGCGGCTGCGGTCCTGCGACGCCTGCCGCGAGAGCGGGGGCAGGGCTACTTCAGCACGTGGCCCCAGACGTTTGTCGAGTTTAGTGACCTCGTCGGCCAGACGCCTGAGCCCATGCGGTTGCCGCCGCCCTCGGCAGCCGCCATCAGCCGCATGGACGCCGCCCTGCCATGGCTGCTGTGGTTGGCGCCGCTCGATGCGAAAATTGTATGGCGACGAGCCAGCGGCGAGCGCTGGAAGTCGATCTGCTGGTCGGTCGGGCTGGCGCGGGCTGCAGCGCACGAGCACTGGCTCTACGGGCTTTGCCTCATTGTCTGGCGCTTGAATGGCCGTGCCGAGCCGAAGGGAGTGGGGCGCCGCGAACTGATTGGCCGTCTCAGGGCTGCCAAGGAGAGGCAGGCATAGCCTCAGATCCGTCGCGCGTCTTGGATTGACGACGAAAGTCGGCGGCCACGCTATCGACATGACCGCCGGCCTCGGACATCGCGCCACGTATCGTGTGGACCTGCCATCCGATTGTCCTCACGGTCCCATCGATGGCTGCATCCTCGGCAGCCCCACCGGGTCCCGCGGCGCAACCATGCTGCACGAACCTGCTCTCTAGTCGGAGAATACTAAGCTCGGCGGCAACAATCGCCCATGACTGCAATCCCAGAAAAGCCAAGCATGATGGTGTTGTCCCGTCGTCGTCCGTTCACCCATGTCGAACCACTGGATGCGCTTTGTCAGCACAATCACCCGGCTGAGCGGCCCCGATGAAATCAAAGCCGCGGCTCTCTTTCCGGCCAACCATTGGAACCGCACCAACAGCGCCAATTGTCCGTTTGCGCGGACGGTAAGGTCGAGCGCGTGGCGTACAAAGTCCTGGAGACCGAGCGACCCGTCGGCCGGGCGCCCTTTTTGCCCTCCATCCCCATAGGGTGGGTTTGTCACCATCGCGCGGCATCCCGCAGGAAACGAAGTGCAGTCGTAGAAGTTAACACCACCTCGGCCAAATCCCCGATCGATCAGGTCGGTAGCCACTACCTTCTGGCCAGCATGTTCGAGTACTCGTGCCATTGCGCCGTCGCCACAGCACGGCTCCCACACGGGGCCGCGCAGCGTCACGTGCTTCAACAAAGCCTGCGTAACCCAGTCCGGCGTAGGATAGAAATCATTCGATTGGCGGTCATGGCCAGAGATATGGATCGCTCGGAAAGCAGGCGTTGCCCCGGCACTGGTGTCATCCTGGTCGTCGGATCCGTTCGCAGCTGCGGCCATTTAAACTCCGTCATCAAATCAGCCAGGTCCATTCGCGAGCAAGACGCGCAACGCACCTTGAAGATGCCGCACTGGATCACGCAAATCATCCCAACGCCAAGTCGATTTGAGTGCCGAGGTCGGGATCACGATCAACGACAAGGCGCCGCCGCGCCCGCAGGACCGCACCAATCGGCGGCTCAAGGCGATGCGCCCGAGTGAGCTGTGCCTCACCCACAACGCGAACGACAAACCGGCGGCCACGCTATCGACGTGACCGCCGGCCTGTGTCGAGAGCGGAAGCTAATCGGCCACTCGATATACGCGACCGCGGCCGTCGACTTTCTCGGACTCGACCTTGAGGCCGAGCTTCTTCTTCAAGGCGCCGGACATCGCGCCACGTACCGTGTGGGCCTGCCAGTCGAGCGCCTTCACGATCTCGTCGATGGTGGCACCCTCGGGCCGCTTCAGCATCTCGATCAGCTTGGCCTGCTTGCTCGCGGCGCGAGGCGTGCTGGCCTTCGTGGCGGCGGCCTTCGGCTTGGTGACGCGCTTGGTGCGCGCGGGCTTCTTGGCGCGTGCGGTGGTTGAAGCTTTCGACATGGCGTGGACCCTCCGGTCATGCGGGCCGCGACCGTCGCGGCTCCTACTGACCGGAGCCCCGCCAGCCTGAACTGGTCGGGGCGGTCTGGAGCGTGTGGCTCACTCGGCGTGCTCGCCTTCCTTGAAGGCGCTGTCGGTGATGCGCTTCAGTAGCTCGGCGTAGTGGGCGAGGGTGCCGACGTCGCCCCAGGTGACCGCGTCGGGATCGGCGCCAAAGTGGTCGTCGCTCAGCGCCGTGAGGCGGGCGAGCATCGTGTCGATTTCGGTCTTCTTGGCGAGGTAGGCGTCGAGGGCGGTGCGGCTCATGTCGCTCTCCGTTGTTGGTGACCGCATAAGCGCTTCGATGGCGGCCCGAGCCAAGCCAACAAGCAGATCATCGCATTGCTTTCTTCGGCGCATCACGGTCATGGGATTGCAGGTGCTGCAGCGGGACGGCGGCTTGGCGCCCTTCACGTCGAGGGCCCAAAACAGGCCGTTTCCTGGAGGCATTAGCGGACGGGAAATATTCCCCCGCGGTTGACGGAGGCGGTCGGCTCAGAAGCTCCGACAGGGGCGGCTTTCCGGGCCGCACGGTGCGTCGCGGCCCTCTCGGCAGCCATTGTCGCCGTTCGCGGCGAGGCCCCAAAACAGGCCATTTCTTGGAGGCATTAGCGGACGGGAAATATTCGCCGGACTGTGTGGTTTTGGGCGTGCGGAAAAATTCTCTGCGTGAGCCCCATGCCGGCAGCACACCCCATAGCCCCAAGGATCAGAGGCCCCCTCTCTCTGACGGGAATGACTATAGTGCAAAGCACGCTGTGACTGCAACCAAAGCTTTTTTTAAAAGCGCGCGATCTGGTATTAGGAAGCCCAACTTTTAGTCGGGCGCGAACTCGCGCAAGGCGTCGTCAACAGGGCCGCGGACGAGAGAAGGCAATGGAAGTCGACGGTAGAAAGCACAGCAAGGCGAACAAGTAGGTCCGGGCGCTGACGGCTAGCGACGGCCACGTAACGCGAGACGCTTCCAAAAGGGCGAAGTCCTGGTGCTTGGTCTGAACAGTAGCCGGGCGGCGGCGGATAGCACGAAGGATTACTCGTCATGGCAGGCGAGCAAGTGGAAGGCCTGTTATATGGCTTTGCAACGCAAAAAAGGACAGAGGTATTCCGAGGCGAGGTGGCCACGCGAATGCATCGAGCGTAGAAGAAGACAATGGATAGCTTGCTGCAAGAGCGGACCCGTATCACTGTCGCGCCGTATTGGCATGTGGCTGCTTATGTGCGGGACCAAAAGCCGGATGCCGTCATATCGATACTGAGCGATCTGTCGGACAAGTTGGCGCGACCAGACTTCAAAGGGGTTGCGTCGGTACTAAAACTTCACTTCGACGACGTCTTGGAAGACGGCACACGGGGCGGTGTTCGACCTACGCGGTTCATCGCGCCATCTATCGCGGATGTCGCCGAAATCATTAACTTTGCTCAGCAGGTCGGAACGGGGAAGCACTATCTGTGCCACTGCCGCGCCGGCGCGAGTCGTTCGGTGAGCGCGAGCCTCGTCATCGCTTGTGCGCTTGATGCGCCGCCGGAGAAATTGCGGGAACTTCGATTCTTGCGTAATTATTTCAAGCCAAGTTTAGCGATTCTGCGGCACACGAAAACACTTTTGCCAGATCGCTCCGAAGCGTTACTGGAAATCGCAGGAGAGCAAAGACCCTGGACGCGAGCCGATGACTGGGCGCCAGCTAGCATACTCTTCTGAGTAGCGGACGATAGACGGCGAGCCGTCTACCGTTGCACCGACAAGCTTACTCAGGCTGATAACCCTGCAGGCGCCACCAGGCTTTGCTGAATTTGTAACAGACCATGGCGCCATCATGCCGGCCCGCAACTTCGATCATGCCTTTGTAATCCAGTCGCTGCACTGCACGCTGGGCAGCACGCGTCGGATCGGAGCGATTGTCCCGGAGTGCTTCAGCGATCTCCCGAACGGATGCACCCCTCCGCTGAGCCAGCAACGGAATAATTACAAGCATGAGATCCATGTCGCTTCCTCTTGGGTTCCAATCTTCGAGGTCGCGCGAGGGCGCGGCCTAAACATGATTGGATCCAAGAAAGCGTGTTGCTGGACGTCATTTTGTACCTCGTTTGGACTACATAGGTCGCATCATCGTGCAGTTCAATATGTGCAATTGGGTGTCGCGGACTGATCTGGCAGGCCCGACATTTTTTGTCGGACAGGGCGCCTGGTTCGTGTTGCCTAATTCGTGGCTCCTGAACCTGCATCAAAAACAACCAATGCGCCAATTTCAAAGGAGCCGTGGTGAGGAAGGCCTCCAAACGGCGGCATGTGAACCCGATACTGAAGTATCTGAGGACGCCGCAGGTACTGCCGGGCGTCGACCAGTAGACAGCGATCACCTTTTCAGGCGCCACCAGCCGACAAGGAGAGCGCCTGCCGCAGCCGCCACGAGGGACAGGGTGATCCAGGTCGCATCGAGGTAAAGATGAACGAAAAAGCCGCTCGCCGCCGCACAGAGGAGAGCGGCTATGATCGGCAT